TAATGGCTACGTTTTCACAAGGATTCCTGTCTAGCTTAGGCCGTCCCCAGATGGCCGAAAGCTTGTTTGGCTTAGGACAGGCTGTTGGTGGTGTTCCTGGACAGATGAGGCAGCGCAGGCAGCAAGAGCAGTTTAACCAGTTGATGCAACAAGCTCAAGGTGCACAGGGTGCTGGTGATGTTACCAGTATGAAGCTTATCTCGCAACAGATGGCTAACGCTGGTTATACTAAAGAAGCTGGTCAGCTTATGCAGGCTGCTGTGGCTGCTGAAGAAAAACAAAAGATGATTCAAGCAGGTTCTGGTATGTTTTCTCAAGACCCACAACAAGTAAGAACATCTGCAGAACAATTAGCAGCTATGGGTCGTTTTTCAGAAGCTAATCAAGCTTTAACAAGAGCAGGACAACTTGAAGAAAAACAAACAGGAGAAATTAGAAAGAGAACTTCTGCTCAAGCACTCATGTCAGAAATACAAAGCATCCTGAAAACTCCTTCTATTTCTGATGAAAATAAAGAAAAAGCTTTAGGTTTATTAAGAGAGGCAGCAGTAGCAGGAGAAAATGCAGACATTCTTAAGCCACAAGTAGACGAGCTTAAGAAAAGTATGCTTCCTGAAAAAATAGGAACCAGAGGTTCTCCAACAATTAGATCTATGTATAGTGAAAAAGACAGGCAGTATTATGATTACGCTATTTATAGAGATGATTCTGGAAAGGTAGTGTCACAAAAACTACAACCATCTAAAGTAGAGCCGAAAAAAGAAGAAGATCCTTTCGATAAAAAATGGGCTTCTGATCTTCTTACACAGGCAAGAGATAAGTCAAGAGATGCTAGAACAAATGCTGAGAAGTACTCTCAGTTAGCAAGTGAAGCAGCTAACAGATCTTTTTATGAAAGAGGTCTTCTTGGAAAAGCTTTATCTGCAACAGAAGAGTCTCTTGGTTTAGCAGGGGCTGCTACTACACATAGACGAAGAATTAATGAAATAAGAATGTCAGGGGCTTTAAACTTATTGCCTAAAGGACCAGCTTCAGATAGAGATGTTCAGTTAGCTATGGACGCTAGTATTGATCCTAATAATCTTACTAACGAAGAAGCTGAAAGCTATTTAAGAGGGATGGAGAAGATAGCTAGGTTGGAAGAAGAATACTACTCCTTAAAACTACAGTATATGCAAGACGCTAATGATCCTAATGCTATTGGTTTTGAAGATTTAGTTGCCAAAAAAGCAGCTGAAAGGGCGTTTAGCGAGCTTAAAAGCAATGCTCCTGGAGCTACTCAAGGAGTAATTCAGAAAATAGTAGACGCCAATACGATAGCAAACCCTGAAGATAGAGAAGCAGCTTTACAAGAAATAGATAAACTTTTTCCTGTTGCTTTTGAATTAATATCTAATCTAGAGTCTGCTACTAACCAATGGAATAAAACTGTGTCAAGGAATCCTAATTTACAAGGTATAAACTAATGCAAAACGATAGGCTTTCTTCGTTAGCTGATTTAGCACAAACACTTTCTGTTCCTGCTTCTTCTACTGCTACTATTTCTTCTCAAGCTCCTTCTGGTTTTCGCACAGAAGATTTAGAAGAACTTCGTCAGCAAATGGAAGAAGAACTCAGACAGTCTTCAAAAAATAGAGAAGATCTTGAGATTGAAGAAACGGCATGGTCTTCAGAAGATTCTTTAGCTGCTGCACAGAGGTTTTTCTCTAGTGCTGCTTTAGGATGGGGAGATGAATTAGGTTTATGGACAGCCGCTATTGCTGCTTCCCAAACAACCGACAAAACCGCAAAAGAAATATACACAGAGATGCGTAAAACCTACGATTCTCAACAAGAGGAATTTAAAAGAAGACAAGAAGGCGCTGCTTTAGCAGCAGACATAGCAGGAGCAGTTGTTTCTCCTGCCACTTATGCTGCAACTCCTCTAGCTATAGCTGGTCGTCTAGGTCAAACAGGCTCTTTAGCGGCCAGAGCAGCTGCAGAAGGTGCTGTGTACGGGGCTGGAGAAGCCGGAGAAGAGCAGAGATTACAAGGCGCACAAGCAGGCGCTGTTAGTGGTCTTGTTGGCGCTGGTTTAGTCAAAGGTGTTACAACAGTTGCTGTAAAAAGCGCAGACATTTTAAGCAAACGAAGAGTAGAAGGGGACCTTGTTGATATAGATGGGGACTTTGTTCCTATTACTTTAGCAGCTAGTGACCCAAAAGGTGCGGAAGGGTTGATTCACACTTTTTATAGGGACGTTGTTGCTCCTTCTTTTGGCGGAAAAGGAATAATTAAAGAACAAGAAGAAGTAATTCTAAAGAAAGCAGAAGATTATATAGAGGCACAAAAAGCCTTCTCAACTAAGTTAGACGAAGGTATTAAACAAAAAGAACAGCAAATTAAACAGCAAATGAAAGACGCTGAAAACGTCTTAAAAGAACAAGGAAAAGAACTTAAAACCACTAAAAAACAAGAAACAGGAGATAAAATTGCTCCTTTAAAGTCTAAGCTGCAGGCTTTAAAAACAGGAAAAGCAGAAGAAATTGTAGCCAAAGCTGCTTCTGATACTAGAAAAGTGCTAGATGCTCGTAGGTTTAACTTCAGAAATGAAGCGTTTATTAACTCATTTCCAGAAGGATCAACTTCGAGGGATATTGAGAATGTTCTAAAGATAGAAGATATAGGAAGCAGGGCCAGAGCTTTAGATAATCTATGGAATACTAAAGGATATTCCATGATTAAGAATAAAACATTTAGGTTTAAATCTGGAGAACTGGAGAAAAATCTAGAAAAAGCTTTGCAAAACGATTCTTATTTCAGAGTTAATACTGTGGACATTCCTTCAGTTATGAAGGTTTTTGGATTGGCTGTAGAAGATGTTAAGTTTTTTAAAGACCCAAGTGGTCGAGTTCAAGGAGACCTTGTTAGTTCCTTAAGATCCAGAATAGGCACTTTAGCAAACCAAGCAACAGATCCTCAAAATAGACGTGCTTTGTACACTCTTCAAGATGAAATAGACAAAATAATGAAGAGCCAGCTTACTGACAAACAAAAGAAAGCTTTTGAAAAAGAAGCAGGAAAGTGGAAAACAACCGTAGTTCTTCGAGAAGCTATTGAAGGAGCTCAAGTAGACCCTAAAAAAAGAGGATACTTTAATGAGGCTGACTGGATAACAGAAGTAAGTCGAAACAACAGATGGGACTCTAGATATGGAACTGGTCCTTTAAATCAAACAGCAAGGGTTTTAGAAGCTAACTTAAAACAAGCTGAGAAGTCTGTTGCAAAGAGAGCCTCTAACTTAGCTAAGACTAAAGCTCGTTTAGTAGAAAAAGAGATAAAGGAACACAAAAATAAACTTGCTTCATCTTTGGCTAAAATAGATAGCGGGCTTTCAGCTAAAAAGGTAGCGTTATCCAGAAATCCACAATTAGCATCTGAGATAGCTTCTGATGTTTCAAAAAAAGAAAGACTAACTTCTGAAATAAAAATATTAGATAGGGACTTAATTAAGCTACAAGAACTAAGAGCTTCTAAAAACCCTACTTGGTATTATACTTTAGCTGCTACGGGTATTTTAGCAGGACTTACCACAGGAGGAGCCGTAGGTGCGGGCACTGCAGCTGGTATTGCATACGGAGCAGGAAGGGCTTTAAGCACACCAACAGCACAGAAGATTGTTGCTGGACAAACTCCTAGACAAGAGAAAATACAACGTATTCTTCAGTCTGACGCAACCGGAAGAACTGCCCAGATCTTAGGACAAGCAGGTGGCATTATCGGATCAAGAGCAGGCATGTTCACAGAGTAAAAAACAACAGGGGCCAATTAAGGCCCCTTTAGTTTCACACTTCGCACACCCCAGCAACACACGCTAACTGCTGTGCACCTTCCGTCATGTCAGAAGCCTCCACAATGTCCCAGTCGATCTTCTTCGGAAACTCCTTAGCTAGACTCTTGTAAGTCTCCAGATCCACTGGCTCATACGGTGCCTGCTGGTACGTATGTTCTGAGTAAGGTAGGAAACTAATGCCACTCACCTTGTCGAACTTGTTGTACAGCCACTGTCCCACCTCCAGGAACTCATTGTCCCTGTAGTAGCACGTCATGGACGGCTTGTGTTCACACCAGTAATCCTGGTACATCTCCCATAGCTCAAGCTGTTCCATAGCACCCATCTCAGACGCAACCACAGCCCCTTTGGGGGACTTTATCGGAAAGGAGAATACCTTAGTACTGGGTGACATCACGTCGTCCTCTACGGGTATTCCTGCAGCTTCCAGGACACCACACAGTGGGTCTCGTGAGTCAGCCCTTACTCGTCTAATGTATTGCTCAGAGTATCTAGGATGTATGCCTGATGCGCTATCAACCAGCTGAGAAACAGTACCGGAAGGCTTAACAGCAGTAATGGCAGTGCTAACACTGATGCCAAGATTCTTAGCCCATTTGCGGTTAGTCGCAATAGCTTCTTTCTTGAGTTCTTCCAGCCAGTACTTAAGTTCATTACGGTCCTTTCTCCCCGACATCACCGGATGGTCCATGATACCAGTTAAGGACACCCCAAGTAATGCCTCTTCTTTTGTGTTGTCACTCCAGATCTTACGTAGGTATCTGAAGTTAGTTAGGGTTGCTTGCAGAGTTCCAAGGATAGTCGCAATTCGTACTTTCCTTCGGAGGCTGTCGAGACTATCTTCTGCCCTGATAACAACCTCTGACAGGTTGCAGAATTGGTAGGGACGGAGGATAATCTCTGAGCATGGATTAGTTCCAAAGTCAAAGGTAGCATCTCTTCTACCGTTTTTCTCAGCTTGTCGTTGACTTGCAACGCGACTGAAAACACCCCTTTCGCCTGACCTCGACTCATACAAACTCTTCCACTCGTTCAAAAATGCTTCAAAATCTGGCTTCTCTGTGTAACAAGCAGAGTTGTTAGCTAAGCCACGCTGAGGGTTATCTACCCACCACTGTCCTGACTTGGCTCGTCGTATCCTGTCGTCAGTGAGGTTACTGAGACTGATGAGAGCACTTCTCCTGACTCCCCCGACGACGACGATTTGTGCAATCTTGCAGCAGATATCATGACACTCGATGGAAGTGAGCTTTCGTCCAGCAGCGGTGCGAAAGACTTCAACCGTGAAGTTAAACAGGTCTTCAAGAGGTTCTGGACCAGACGCTCTACCTCCGAAAGTCCGTAGCGGGGCACCTGCAGGTCTAACTCCAGATACGTCCCACTTTGGAACTTGACCAGTAAAGAGCATTGCGATAAGTTCTCGATAAGCTTTTGACCACCCAATCTTGCTGTCAGCGACGTGTATAACGGTATCTGTATCATGGAACTCCTCTGCGACTTCTGGTAGTTTTGTGATGTACTGGCGTTCGACACTAAAGCCAACACCTGTGCCACACATAAGCACGTACATCATCTCATCAAAAGCTTTAGGATGGTCAATAGGTAAGTAGGAGCAGTTGAAGCCAGCTACGTTGTCACGCTCCAGTGCTTCACCAGCAGTCATTAGCGCCCTCATGCTGGGCATTACGTCCAGGTTGTAGATAAAGGGCTGCAACTCCTTCGCTTCTTTTACTGTCAGCTTCTCCTGCTTGACCCAGAAGTCCAGGTAGCGGTCAACTGTTTCAGCCCATGTCTCCCTGCGCTGCTCCTCCGGTAGATACCTAGCGTACCTGGACTTGTGTATGTACTGTTGATATGCGTCCATTATGCTCCTCTTTGCTTATTGTAATACTCTTTTCTTTCTGCGTAGTAAGTTTTTAGCTCTGTTTCTTTTTGTTTGTCTTTCCAGATATTACTAGGACTTCTTTCGTCTTCAAGCATTGTCTTGTAGTATTCGTCAAGACCATTACTCAAGATGGCTTCTCTTAAACCAGCGCCTGTATAATGTGCCCAATCCAAAATACCTACAGGTCTGAAGCGTCTTTTATTTCTAGCAAAAACGTAATCGTTAAATAAAGTATAGTATTTTTTTTCTAAAAACGAGCAGTCTTTTTTAGGTTTCTTTTGTTTTACTTTTTCTAATACTTTAATCAGCTCCATGTGGCCAACAGGTAGACTTTCGTTATAAAAAACAGGTCTACTTCTAAAAGGCTCCTCTATCATATCTCATAGTCTCCTCTTGTAATCAATGCTAACTTAATCTGGTCCAGTAAAAAATAAAGATCCTGCGTGTCTATGTTCGTAGAGATGACCACAAAGTCCTCTGACTTGACGATACAGAAAGCGTCCTCGTACTTCTCTAGATCCTCCACTGTAGTAACAGCTGCAAATACTGCTGGTACTGGTACTTTTTCATCTTTACCTCCGAAGTGCCCCTCAATGACTTTCACTGTATTAACTCCTGTATCAGCCTGTCTACGTACCAGCGACACTTCCGAAGGTCCTCTACTGGTTTCTTCTTGTAGTGGTAGCGCCATAAGTACTTCAGTGAGTTGCCCTTGAGATACCCTCTGAACTCTTCTGGTGACATGGACGCTTTGATTGCGTCAATAGCCTCGATGTCCCCCTTGTTGTAATGCTCAGGCTTGGCTACAGCGTCCCATTGTTCAGGCGTGGCGATGTCAATACCCATCTTCGTCCTCCTCTTCAACTTGTAACTCCTCTTCAAACCTGTCCAGCCTGTTAATTAACTTGTCTTCAAAACGGTCCAGCAACTCTTCCGCTGATATCTCTAATGCCTCCAGAAGATCATCAGGATCGTACACACGAAGAATCCTTTCTTTGATTTCATCCATTGTTAGAGACATTGTTAATCAACTCCTGAAGTGTATCTATAGTGTACCACGTTATGCCTTCTTTGTCACACCATTCTGCCATCGTCATCTTTGCTCCTCTTCTGATCTTCTTGTTGGGGTGCATGAGGACAAACACGAGTTTCTGTCCTTTAGGCAGGCTGTCCCTGACGCTAGTGTACTTCTTAGTATCTCCTTCTCTAAAGAAGCCTTTACACTCGACAACTGTGCCTGTTGCAGCATGAACAAAGTCAGGACGATAATTACGGTGAATAACGTAAGGAACTGTGATTGGTTCATATTCAAAGCCTCTGAGAACTTTAGCTACGTTCTCTTCAAACTTACTACGGAAGACTGATTTCTGGGACCTTCGGCTCATTGATTACCTCTACTAAATAACGTGGACCTGTTGAGTATGCAAAGCCACGAACTTCGGGCCAACATTGTTTTTTGTAAGCGCAGTAGGAGCAGCCAATAGCGAGCTTCTGGTTACCGCTCTTGCCGTCAGGGACTGCTTCATAACAAACATCCGGTGGTGTTTCTTGTTGTACCATCTCCTTAACGTGTTTGATTCTTTCCTCTATGTCATAAGAAATCTTCTCGTGTACTGGTGCAAACTCGTCCTCTGAGTCATACATCAGGTACGTCAGGTGACCATTCTGTTTATCCATAGCCAGCCAGCCAAACTTAGTCTCACCTTCGGAATGGGCGTATGCTTTGATCTGAGCGATGTACCCAAAAGGATCATCAAAAGCCAGCGTACTGTCTTTGAACTTCTTGAAACCATAGGAAGACACGGACTTAACGTCAGTCACAACTCCGTCAATCTTGCAGTCCATGTGCCCCTTGATGCCTTCTACTTCACACTTCTGCTGTTCACCAGCCACTTCATGTCCTGCTGCTCGTGTCAGGAACAGCAGTAGCTCCTCAATGAGATGACCATAGAGGAACTTGACGTAGGTGTGCCCTTGAATCTCTTCACTGGCTTCGACACCGTTGTACACATTCCACAAGTAGCGGTCTTCGCGCCCAATGTTGGACATACGGAGTGTACGTGAGTCACGAGCTTTCTGTGCACCGAACTCCTGTTTCATCAGATTCTTGACGTTTTCGCCAAACTGCTCTATTGCAGCGTCGATGTCTACTCCTTCTTCTACTTCTTTGGTTGACACCAGTTTGTAGATGTCGTCTACTAGAGTGTACACGTTTTTCATGTTATTTCCTTAGTGAGTTTCTGCCCACGTTGTTCCGACTTTGTATTCTCCGTCGAGAGGACACTTGAGGTTAAATGCCAGACCCGCCGCTTTGAGGCACTCAACTGCGAGCCAGCCGTACTTCTCTGCTTGTTCTTCAGCGACTTCTGCTTGAACTTCGTCATGTATGTTTCCTATGAACTTGTAGTCAATCTTCCACTGCTTTGCGTACTCATCCAGCAGGACCAGTGCTTTCTTCATCACGATTGCACCAGCAGCCTGCAGTAGCGTATTCAGTGCCGCGTGTTCTGACCTAACTGTAAGACGTCGTCCATCCAGTCCATCGAGATATCCTCGTGCAGCTGCTCTAATAGTTCGTTCTCGTAGACCTGCAAGAGCAGGTGTATTTTCGAGAAATGTCCGCTTAAGCTGTGCGCCATCATTTGCGCTTCCTCCAACGATAGTTCCGATTTTGGCATCTCCCGCTCCATAAAGGAAAGCATAGATGAAAGTTTTTGCTTGAGGTCTAGTTTCAAGGCCAGCAGCCATTTGGTTTCTTGTGTGTACATCTTCCGTGAGGAGGACATTGGTAAACTCCTTATCGTCCATGTAGTGTGCCAGCATACGCAACTCAAGACCACTAGCGTCAAACCCCACGAGCTTCTTGCCACTTGGGACTGTCCAGCAGGATCTACACTCGTGTCCGTATGGGCTGTAGCTTGCTGGTACTTGTGCCATGTTGGGTGACTGGTGGGTCATACGTCCAGTGACTGCTCCGTTGCTGATGACTCTGCCATGGACTC